CCGTTCTCGCCGGACATATAGTCAGCAATAACAGGAGCCACGCCGCCAAGCACGGGGCCGATGATCTTGCCCAGACTGGCAGTCATGCCGGCGGCAGTGAAAGCGCCGAAAGGCCGAACGTAAAAGGTGATATTGTCGATTACCACCTTTTCGCTTTTCGTCTGTTTCATGCGCGCCCTCCTTATTCAGTCAGGTTGCCAGATGCCGTCTGGATTTCCCAAGAGCGGTTGTTGGCCTCCTTGCCGTAGCCACGCTCAGCAGGCTTGGTGACCCAAGCGGCCTCGGAGTTGAACAGCATACCGCCGGTGAGGTCCTTGACAACTACGGGGAAGCTGCCGCTTCCGTCCTTCTGGTCTTTGTTGAACATGTTCTGAAGCCAAGAGTTGGTCTTGGAGTAGGAGAGCAAGTCCATCTTGATCAGGTAAGTGTCATTAGGAGAGACAGAGCGGACGATCTCGCCATCGCAACCCTGCTTGAAGGTCGTACCATCACCAGCTGCGGAGATGGTTACGAAAGAGTCATCGGCATAGCCGGTGACAATGTGAGTGCCAAAGGCAATCGTAATCTTTTTGGGATTATAGGTCTGCATTAGCTATTGCCTCCTTCTTAGAACGTATAGGTCAGAGAGCCTTCTATCTCGACCATGTGGATAGCGCCGGCAATGCGAGCCCAGAACTTGCAGTTGCGAAGGACGCGGGATGCGCGCTCCGCAGCAGTCAGGGAGGATGCCTTGGGCATCTGAGTCTTGTAGCCGGGAACTTCCTGGTCCATCTCGTCAAACTCGGACTCGGCAATACCGCCGCGAACCTGACCGGCCTTGAGGGATGCTACCATCTGGTTTTCGACAGCGGTAATGCCGTTGTCGGTATAGGGGATTTTGGGGTTGCGAATGAGCAGATCGCAGACGCGCTGCGCCATGTCGTTCTGCAACCAGTCGCGGAAGCGAATGAGGTCAACCCATTCGCCAGCTGCGACCTTACCACCCTGGGTGATGATCTTGCCGCCAACCTCGATAACATAACTCAAGTTCTGAGCCTGCAGAGTGTTGATGACAGTGGAACTCAGGACGGAGGGGGTAATGCCGTTGATGACCATATTGGCCCAAGTCTCAGAACCCGCCTCATAGCACAGGCACTTGGCCGCCATGGCGACATGCGCATACAGGTTGTCCGCGGGAACGTCGGCTTCATCTGCGCTGGCCAGATGCTTTGCGAAGATGCCCATGGAACGATACAGCAGGGAGCCAACGGGATTGACAGTTTCCAGCGTAGAGAAGATAAAGATCTTCTGCTGGGTTTCCGTCCATTCGCCGATGGTCTTATACTCGCTTTCTTCGATACCGCAGGGGCAGATCGCGTACCAGCCGGGGATGTCCATGGCTCTCTCGAGAGTAGCGGTAATAGCTTCCATGGAGCCGTCTTCGCCTGCGCTCTGACGAACTGCAATATAGATCTGATTGGGACGGGGACTCTGAGAGAATGCAATTCTCGCTGCACGGCCGATGGGTTCAGCGTCGGTGCCTTCGGCAACCCAGCCCACGTCCTTGACTTCGTCCAGGTTGGTATACACGCCGACCTTGGGGACGTCGTTCTTCGGAGTTTTCGGCGCATCGCCGATAAGCAACAGACAGTCATAACCGGCAGAGGTCTGGACAGGATTGTCCAGGGTAATGTCGATCTGACAGAGTCTATTCAGATTATCACTCATGATTTTTCACTCCTGTCGTATTTGATTTCGACTGCGGTGAAGTATCCGCAATCTGTTTCTCGAGCCAGCTCTTGTGTGTTACCGCCGCTGGCAGACGGTTTAAAAGGTTCGGTCATGTCGATGGTTTCCTCAGTCTCCACAACAACCTCCTCACCCGTCTCCTCGTCAGGCTCTGTGATCTCCACCACCTTTACGGTGTCTTCACCGCAGGTGCCTGTATAGCCCACAGCCTTGTACATAAAGGAAACGCCGATCGTGACCTCAGATCGAAACTCATAGTTGGCGTCATAGATTGCCGCCGAAAGATCGAGCACATCCGAGTCTACCGTGAGGGTCAATCCGTGGCGGTAGCACAGATCTGCTACATATTCAGAGTCGAGATAATCCACAAACAGCAGAAGATCCTCGACAGATGTATTCTCTCGCTGTTCGCTTCCCGGCACTTCGCGACCATTGGTGAACAGGTCGATCTGCAAAGGGAAGTAGCAAGCGTAAGAGGCCACGGGAACGCCCTCAATAATGTCAACAGCCGGGAACCTGTTTCGTCTCAGGTTCCCGGCTGTCAAGCGGATAAAAGGTTTTTGAGGAATTACAGAGCGGTTCTGATTGGACCATGCAATCACAGCCGCAGCAAAGTATTTGCTGACGATCTCGCTCAGGATGGTCTTGGCGGTGCCTTGCGTCATGACTTCAACACCTCCATATCGGGCGCTGCCGGCTGCTTATCAACAAAGACGAGTTCGACATTGTTGTGGGCAAGCAGCGAGATATGCCGCCACGGATTGCTGCTCTTCACCTCGTACCATGCACCGTCGATATACACGAGGTCGGCCTTGGTGCCAGTGGCGACATCAGCAGTCTTGAGAGCAGAAGCACCAAAGGCTTTGAACCTCCGAACCACTCTCTCACCCTCTGGGAGGGCCTGCAGTTCATCACTGGTAAGGGGCTGTACATCCAGCAAAGCCACAAAATCCTCATGGTTCGACTTCTCATAGCCGCTCTCGAAGGACTGCTCACCGTAGCGGCGAACGATGTACTTTTTCTTGAATAAGGCAAGCATGTCATTCCCCCTCAATCTCGTATCCCACGCTATTTTTCATCGTGGAAGTGTCGATAAGCGGGTGTGCGCTGCCCTTGCGGCGAATGGTAGCCGCAGAGTTGGGAGTAAACTGGCCCTCTTCGATCTCGGACTGTACCACATCCACCAACTTTACGCCGAGGAGCTGGAGGAACTGCTGAAACTTACCGCTTACTGCGATTTTTTTCAGCCCCTGCGATACAAAGTCCTCGATCTCGTCCTGATTGTTCTCGAAGGCCTGCTTCATGAACGGTCTCGCCGGGATGGTGGAAGTACCCAGATCGTTAAACATGGCGATTTCTGCGAGCGAGGCCGGCGACGGCACAACTGCGCCGCCAGCCTTACGCTGCTTACCTTTTACGGGCTGAGAACCACCGCTTGCCGTTTTCATGCCGTTTGCCCAGCCGACCTTGATAGTTACGCCATCAAGATCCTCGATGGCTTTCAGAGCAGCGGCACCCTCGGGGGTAAGGTGCAGTTCGTAGTCAGCCACGACACACCCCTCCCCGAATTGTGATGGGTACAATGAGAGAACGGCGAAGCTCCAAGAACTGCTGGCCGTAGGCCGTAAGCTCATAGGTTGCATCGCTACCGGCGCCGGCAGAAGCCGCGCTGTTGAAAGAAATGGATACCTGACCCTCGGTGTAAGAAGTCACGCGGCCGGAGTTCGCAATGCTCTGAATGGCTGCTGTTTCCTCCGGCTCGTATTTACCAGACAGCTTCATTCGATGTGCTACGATCAAAGCCAATGCCTGATTATAAAGCTCGCCGAACTTCTTCTTGCTGATAAGCGGCTCACAAAGGGATACCCATTTCGACAGATCTTCTTCGCTGACCTTTTCAAACTCAGGAGCTACCAGACGGATGATAGCGATAGCTTCCATTACTGAGCCTCGTAGTAGGCGACCAGCTTCTCCTTGAGGGTCTCGGCGGTGTCATCCTCGGCAACTTCCACGCCCAGCTCCTCGGCCTTCTCCTTCATCTTATCCAGGCTACGCATAGCCTTGACGCTCTTGATAAGAGTGGTCTTGGGGTCATCGGGCAGCTCCTCAGCCTTGGCCTTCTTGCCGTCCACAAACTCGACCTGCTTCTTCGCGACCATGCGCTTGATGACAGGGGTTTCGACCACATCATTTTCGGAGGTCTTACCGGGGAGAATGGCCTCCCCGGCGACACAGATGATGTTCTTGGAATTGTTCTTCAGCTTCATGATGTTGCTCCTTTCTTAGATGCCCATACCGATGATGGCGGACATGGGATAGTAGAAGGTGGCGCCGGCGACGCGGGACTCGCAGGCAATCTCGACCTCGAGGTTCTTGTTCTGGGCGGGATGCTGATAGAAGGGCATGGGGGTCTCCACGGAGAACTTCTCGGCATCGTTGGTATACAGGAACGCCAGGTTCTCGCCGGTGGGGTTGCAGGCGGTGTTCTTGGCATTCAGCTCGGGGGCGGGAATGATTTCCTTCAGCCAATCGAAGTTATCGCGGATGAAGGACAGAACGGAGGTTGCGGTACCCTCGATGATGGTGCGGGACAGGATGGCGTGAACGCTGGATGCGATCATCAGAGTGTCAGGCTTCTCGACGCTGTTGGTCAGATCATCGATGGCCTCGCGCATACCGGATACGTCGTTGATGATCTCCTGTGCGGTCTTGGAAGCCCAAGAGGTATCGCCGGAAGCGCCAGCGGGGATGGTGTAGCGAGGAACACCATTATCGTCGGAGAAAACGCCAATCAGGCCGGTTTCCTCGTCGCCGACAAAGGCGATCATGTTGTGCTTGGTCTCGATGGCGCGGCGAGCTGCGGAAGCCTTGGAGGAGTCCAGAGACTTGTTCGCAAAGGAGGCAGCGCGCATTTCCTGCACAGAGTAGCCGTAGGCGTCGCCCAGAGAACGAATGCGGACGGTCTTGGGCTTGCCCAGAACGTCAACACGGGGCAGATCGGTGGAGTAGTTGCTGATGATCTCAGCCAGACCGACCTCGTCGTAGGCGTAGAAAGTGAAGGTCTCAGCACCGGGATTGATCTCGGAGGTCTGAGGGAAGTGGTTCAGAGCGGACAGTTCGGGGTACTGGCGGTCATAGGTCTTGCCCTTGACCTGGTCCAGCTCACGAGCGAAGAAGACGGAAGCGTCCTCTGCGCTGTCAAAGCGGCCGTTGTCGGCCAGCGCCTTGCTGATATTGGAGTTCAGCAGGGCATTGTAGTCTGCAACATTGTAGGGAGCAGGGTTCTTCATGTGTTATTCCTCCTTCTTAATTAGCCATTGGCAGAGTCGAACAGCTTGACCTTGGCGATACCATCGGCAGCCTCACCAAGGAAGATGCCTGCGACATCGATGGCGGTGCCGGTGGTTTCGGCAGTGGTGAAGTAACCGGCCTCGTCACCGGAAATCAGCACCTTGCAGGGGTCGCCGTAGGAAGGCTCGATATCGGTCTCCACGCGGACCCAGACGGTGCCGAACGCCATGACAGAACAGGTGGTGCCCTCCTTCAGGGCAACGCCGCCAGTCAGATGCTGGTGCTCAACAGTGCCATGGTTCAGGATGACGCCCTCGATCTGCGCGGCAGTAGCGCCGGTAGCGGGCTTCTTGATGGTCTTGCCGGGGGTTGCGCCGATGATAGCGGCGATGCCGAACTTAGCATCTTCGTCCAGAATACGGGCCACAACGTGGCGGGGAGCCTGGTCGGCAATCATGCCGGGATGGGCAGGCGCGTTAACATAGGAGTAATTGGTGTTCATTATTCAACATCCTTTCTCTTCTGATTACGATTGATCATGGCAGTTCTGCGATCAGCAGCACTGCCGCCAGTGGTGGGTGCGGGCGCACTGTCGAAGGTTGCCTTGCGGCCACCGGTCATCTGCTCGCGCTGAATGTCGGTGGACTTTCTGCCGTTGACAGTAGCAACAGCCATGTCATAGGCGGCGTTGATGTAGTCATCACTTACGCCGTCCATGCGCATGCCGGGTCTCACCGCCTTAACGATGGCGGCCTTGGCTTCGCGGATGGGCATGCTTTCCAGACCGTCCAGATTGAGCTTGTCGCCAACACGCAGGATGGACAGACGCTCAGATACCATGCGGTCAATGGAGTCCATGGAAACCTTCAGCTCGACGCTGGTGCCTGCGGGCTCAGTGCCGGGAGCGGGAGGAGCAGCGGGGGCGGCAGGGGCGCCGACTGCATCCTTGTTTTCCTCCTCGGTAGTGGGGGGATCTTCCTCATCCTCCTTGACGGGAGGCTCGGCGGCGGTGTCTTCGGTGGGCTTGTCGGCAGCAGAGTCAAAATCGCGCTGTGCCATCATGCCGTCGAAAGCGGACAGCAGAGTGTTGATGTCCTCGGCCTGCTCTGCGATACAAGCAGATGCAGCCTCGGGGTCAGTGGGAATGCCGGCAGAGTCGCGGCGATCCTGACGCTCGCGGATGCTCTTCACTACATCCTCGGGAGAGGGCTTCGCGGTCTCGTCGGCAGCAGCGGGGGGAATGACGGGGTCAGTGCCTTCGTCAATGCGCTTCTTGTCATTGGGATTGCTCATTGTGATACCTCCTGTAATTTCTTCTTCGTCCGCGCTGTCAATATTCAGGCGGGCGTTTTCACCAGCCCTTGCCTTGCGAACAAGGGCAAGATGATTGATCCTGATATTAGTCTGATAGCCGTCATAAGGCTGGCCCTCCCATTCGCCGGGCTCTTCGACAAAGGTCTGTGTATAGCCCAGGGAGAGGGCGCGGTATCCATACTTCTCCAAAACTTCGGTGTTATGGATGACGATATCGCATCTGACGTTATCGCCTTCCTCGCGGCCGATGGAAGTGATGGTGCCGATGTTCTCCTTGCTGGCATTGGTTTTATCCACAAGGCCAGCGGCGTGTGTGAAGAGAACGGGCTTGCCCAAGAAGGATGCAAGGCTCTCAGGATCGAACACATCTTCCGGGCGGCGCAGCTCCCGGCGTTTGGTGCCGTCGGGGTTCTTGTATTCAAAAACGCCGACAGTGGTTACGATGGGCGAGTCAATCAGATAACCTTCATCAGTCCAGTAAGTCGAGTCCAGATTGATTTCGTCCAAGCGTAACTCGCGCCTGGTTTCTTCTCTATCCATTGGTAAGCTCCTTTCGCTTAAAAAATCAGCTTTTTCACAGCCCTCACCTCCTTAAAGGTCCAACACGGACAGGTCTATAACGGGCTTTGCACGGCACCTACACTGGAAGTATTCTCCCGGGTGGGCGCGTGCTCCTGTCCGTTTATCAACGATGGGAGGGTTATCCCATGATTGCCTTGTTTTGTGGAGATCTTCGTGGTCTTTCCGCTGCCGGCCGTCCATGACGCATATCCAGATATACTCCCGGATGCCTGCGGCCTGCTGGTGGCTCTGGTTGATCTTGGCAGAGATCTTTGCTGTTTGATCTCGAGCGATCAGACGAGCGTGGTTCTTGCCGACCGTCTTGTACCTGCGCTGGATCTCCTTTGTGATGGTAGATATAGATTTACCCTCCCGGTATCCTTCAAGGCAAGTCTGCCTCATGGCCGAGAGGGTCTTGTGCGGAAGTGTGGAAATCAAATCGACGTTGGCCTGCACCCAGCGTTCCAACTCAAAGCGGAAGAAGTCACCCATGAACATATCCTTGGTGACATCAATGCTCACGGATTGCAGGATCTTAGCGAACTCCTCCGCAGAATGGTTGTTGAGCCGCTGGGCGATCTTCGTAATGCGGCGTTTGAGGCCGAACTTATTAAGAACATTCGTCAGTTCAACTTCCATGTCAGCAAATGCCATGCGGATAATTGCGGTGAAATCCCGGTCGCTGATACTGTCGGTTCTTTCCTTGCTGGCTGCCTTGACCTTGCCGAAGTGCTTCAGGAACACCGTCTTGACGCAGCTGATATACTCATTCGCCAACTTACGATATTCACGCTCGATGGCAAAGGGGTATATCGGAGCAACGCTCGGGATTACAACCTTCTTTCCGTGATTGGCCTTGATGGCGGCTTTCCGGAGGGCTTCTTTTCTCAGATCGTTATCCATAGATACCTCCGATCAAAATAAAAAAGCGACGCCATGATAGCGTCGCTTTTTCTGCAATATAGGGTTGTGGCAATCAGCCTGCCACGTACTCACGAAGGGCGTTCTGAACTTGTGCGATCAACTCGGCTTCGGGCAGATCGTCATCAAAGCGATCTGCATCATCGAAGATATTCTTGCGGGCTTCGTCCTCGGTCTCAGCGTATTCGATGACATAGGTGGAGGCGAAATGGTCCATCCTGTAATAGAAGCCATCAGGCCCCTTATAACAGGGCGCACCATTGATCTCGAGTTCTTCAAACCCCAAACCGTCAAAGAAATTGCTCTGTTCAATTTTCATTGGCTCTACCTCCAATCATTACTCTATGGGATCTCCGTTCATGTCGTATCGCTTAGTACCAGTCTTGCCACTGGCAAGCTTGTAGTATTCGCCGCCGTGGTGACTACCTTCCTCGGGATGATAAGACAGTGCTGCCCCGTCAGCCGGAACAACGACTTTATACCCGCCACCATCCAGATATTCACGGCCCTTCTGGCTGCCCCGAGCAAGGGGCTTTACATCAGTGCCGTGCGCGATAAAGTCATCGTACTTTTCACGATGGGTAGTCTCGCCAAGCCGCTTCGGAGATTTGATATAGCTGGTAACTTGTTCTTCTGCGTACATATTACCACTATTCTCTGCATTTTTCAAGTCTTTCTTTGACTTCTCCGCTTTTTCCTTTGACTTCGCTTCGCCTCCCATATTGGAGAACTTGCCCGTTTTGTCGCGGTCGTGCTCGTTTTCGTCCCAGTCCTCAGTGAACATCTGAGGGAAAAGGAGTTTTAACGAGTCGTAGAAGGGAGGAAACACGGTTTCGGGATCAAGCACCAGCTCGGCAGCAGACTTCCACTGCTGATTGTGCATTTCCTCGCCGTCAGCCTTTGGCTTGCCGTCGTAATCCGTGCACACAAAAATGAAGGGGGCGCCATATTCTTCGGTGTAGGGAACTCGTCCGAGGGGGCGGAGATCCTTGACCGTGATATTGAACTCTTCCTGCGTCTCTCTTACAGCAGCAGCCTCCGGGCTCTCACCCTCTTCGATGTGTCCACCAGGGCCACCCCACCAAGGGCCATCGTGCCGCTTGGCGCACAGCACCTTGTCGCCGTCCAAAACGAGGACGCCCACACCCTTCACTTCTTCGCCGTCTCCGCGCCCTGCATCAGGCCAAACTTTCGGGAGTATATTTTCCTGCGGAGTAGGATTAAGGCCGCCTGCGGTCAAATTAGGAGGCAAAGGCGGGGTATCAGGAACATCCCACTCAGAGTCCTCGTCCACAAGGTCCTCAACATTGAAGTCATTGCTGGTCTTGAGACCCTCGCGGACTTCCTCGGGGCTGAGAACCTGATTGGTGAGATACAGAGATGCAGCCTGTGCGCGAACGAAGGTGGCATCGGCTCTGGCCTTGTCGAGGTTGGCTTCCTCAGTGTCAGAGAGTTTCCACAAGGGATTGAAGTCTACCCTGAACTTGGGAACCTTATCGATCTGCCCGATGTTCTTTGCAGCTGTAAAGATGATGTCCAGCAGTCGAGCAATGCCAGGCTTGAGGACAACCTTCTGAACGCTGCCGAGATAGCCGTAATAGTTCTCCATATCACTCTCTCCGGTGGAGTTCTCACCTGCAGGGGAGCGGCCAAACAGAACCGTCTGCGGGATCTGTGTCACAGCAGACAGCATATTACAGGTGCCGTCGAGGATCTCCTTCACGCCGGACATGGTGTAGGTCTGGAAGCCGTAATCCTCACCCTCCTTGTCGATGACGATGGTGTTGAAAAGGCTCCGGGCAAGGTCTACGAGCTCGATGCGCTTGAGCACCTCAGCTTCGCCGGCTTCGGACATCATCTTATAGGCGAGGTCGCCCATTTTATGTACGGCCTGAATGCAGCGCTCCAACATTCGGACGCTATACCCATGGCTCACCATGGTTTCCCGCAACTCTTCACGAATGCGGACATATTCAGGCACTCCCCAGAACTGGTACTGCTGGAACTTGGTCAATTCGGGGAGCTTGTTTGCTCGGAATGTCAGGCAGCGGCTTTCATGCACGATGAAGCTGCCCATCTGCGAGGTCACTCGGTAATACTCAGGATCTCGCATCTTCCTTTTGAGGTTCTGTCCGTCACCGCCGAAGCCGTAAAGCCGGGTGTAATCCGGTTCTACGCAAGGGCGCTCAAACATGACGATTTCCTCAATGCCCTTGATACGTGCATAGTTGAGGGGCTGCTCCAATGTGCCGCCGTCATCAATGAGCATGACGCCGATGGCACCGCCGAACAGGCGTGTCCACTTGATGGCTTCGGTGGCGATAGCCTCCCAATCGAGATCGTCAAGAGCGTCAGAAACGATGGTCTCAAGATCTTCGTCATTCAAGCCCAGGTCGAAACCTCCTGTTGCGGCACGCTCAGAGGGTGCGTCGATGATCTTGGCAAACAGACCGTTGGAGATATAATACTCCGTCAAGGTCTGGTCATCCACGAGGGGCGCAGCCTGATAAGCGTAGGCCGAGGAGCTGTCGCGCCTTGTGCCATAGTTCGTGAGCAGATTGACATATCCGTCTTCGCGGTATGCCCCTCCGCGCTCGACTTTCATAGCTTCATTCCTCCTTTATCGAGTAAGTGCCGCCAGGTCAAAGGTCTTCACATCGTAGCAGCTGAGAGCAAGGGCATCGCCCCGGTCGGGGGAGTCAAGGCCACGCTTCTTCATCTGCTCCTTGGATTCGACCTGTATTTGTCCACGGCTTGTTATGGTGTATTTTCTGGCCGTCAGCTGAGAAATCAGCTCAGGGTCATTTGGGAGGGCCAGTTCTCCCCGCTCAAGCGCCGTCCGGATCTTGAACCAGATGTATGTGGAGATATTGGCAAAGCCGTCCACATTCTCCTTTTCCGGGACACTCTCTGCGAAGTTGACCGGGATGATATGCATTTTGGTAAGGCTCAGTTCTCGAGCCACCTCGCGCAATCTGTCGGTCACGCCGCCGCCCAAGCCGGTATCATCGATGACCACCTGAACGGTTTTGATCTTGGGGTATTTGGTGAGCAGGCGCTTATACTCGACAACAATATCGCCCACGGTCTTCATAAGATCCTGCCCATGACGAGCCTTCGGGGGTAAGATCGTGCCGCCCTCGTTGGTGAACAGGACGGTTTCATCATTGCCGAACCGGGCCACGTCGACGCCGATGGTGGCTTTGGTGAGCTTCTTACCTTCAAAGCGTCGCTTCACGGCAGCTTCTACAAGGTCAAGAGCAATCAGCACATCATCTTCCTGCTTGGGGAACTCGCCCAGCACACGGACTCGATAGACATTGCTCTCGCGCCCGTACTTCCGAGCCAGGGCCTCAATGTTTGTTTTGTTCGTGCGCTTGCTGTCCTCTGAGTTGACCGTATGACAGGCATACAGCGCACGGGAAGCATTGAAAGCATCGAAGAAAACGCCGCTCGTCCGCGTGGGGTTTCCGCACAGGAGCAGCTTGTTATTGTCGCCTGTCAGAGTACCGAGAATAGCTTCCATGATGGGGTCAGCAACGCCGGAGGCCTCGTCCACGATGAACAGCATATTGTCCTCATGGAAGCCCTGCATATTTTCGGGCTTCGTGGCCGTGCGAGCAACGGCGAACCACCGCTTTTCGTACCCCTTCATGTAGATATAGGTCTTGGTCCACTTGAGGATCTCTTGGAGCAGCGGAGATCTGCTTCGCCACTTCTCAACCTCGGACCACAGGACATCATGCAGCTGCTGCTTTGTGGGGGCGGTAGCTACCACGCGAGGGAATGGGAAGCAAGAGAGAAACCACAGAAGGGCCACCGACTCCAAGCCAGTTTTACCAACACCCTGCCCAGACTTAACGGCGACCTGTCTCTGCTTTGCGAGATCTTCCAAAACTTCGCGCTGCCAATCGTCAGGTTCAAAGCGAAGGACTTCCTGAGCAAACAGAACGACATTCTCTCGATACAGCGGTATCCGCTGCTGAAAGAAATTACTGCGAGCACTACTCAACGTCAGCACCTCCCAACACGCCGGAGATCCAGTCATTTACGACCTCGCTGCCGCCGCTGCCCTTGTTCTGTCGGACTCTGCACAGGCTGTCGATACAGCGTTGCTTCTGAGCCTGACAGCGGGTAAGAGCTTCTTCGAGCCGCTGGACAATATCGTAAGTGGCCTCCGTTGTAGTTGCCACCTGATAGAGTTCGCCGGGGAGTCGTTCGTTGGCTTCCACCTTCTCCCGTATCCGTCTGGCATATAAGGCCTCGTCATTGGCTTTCTCTTCCTCGGTGCCAGTGAACCTTCGCTTTTGCTCCGAGGTATAGATAGACCGCACCGCCTGTCCGGACTTGGAGTCCTTGTACTTGGCTATGCTCTGCATGATGCGCCGCTCTCTAACGGTGAGCAGGTTGATTTCGTCAATGAGGAGCTGTTCTTCGTCATGCTCCATTGTGTCGATCATTTCCTTTTCATCATCGGAGAGGGTGTCCCAGAAGATAGCGGAATAGCCGCCATGCTTGAGTGCATTGCTATTCCCCTTGGGTGCGCCACCGGAGTTTCCAAGGGCGTTTTTATTCCCCGGCGGCGCCCCTCGCGGTTTCCGAGCGCTCGGTTTCTTATCTTCCGATTTATTCCGAGCGTTCGGTTTGTTTTTTTTTGCGGCTTCGGCCTTCTTGCCGTCCCAATCTTGGTCGCTCTTCCAGCGGCGGACGGTACTGGCAGGAACGCCGAGTTTTGCGGCAATATCGACAAGGAGCATTCCGTCCTTGTGCATTTTTTCCGCCTCGATGCTTTGCGGACTTCGCTTCCTTGCCATCATCACCACCTCACATCAGATTTGATATTTGAGTTAATTCGCTGCAAGGCTTAGACATTGGTAAGAAGCTCGGCCTTGCTGTAGCTGGTATTCTTTACCA